GAGCTGTGATGAATGATCTAAATTTGGACTTGAAGGAATCCACTTTGACGACATACCTGTTCGACCCAGAACGGATGGAGTTGGATGGAGCGTTCCTTGGTATGAAGATCCGTCGTGTGACAGTGGACGGGTTATCAGGCCTAGTTCCTGTGCCAGATATGGAGAAGTTCGGAGCTAATTTGTATTATTCGAAGGTATCAAAGAATGATAAGATGAGATTGAGCAAGTTGATGTCAAAGTGTATTGGTTTATGTGCATCGGGAGGGTTTGTTAACAATTTATTCTACAACGTTTGTCGTAGAATGTATGAAACCTATCGAGCCCTGGAGTACAAACCACTACAAGGAGAACTGACTGCGTTGGGAGGGACTGCACCTGATTCACTGATAGAGTATATCAGTATGGCTAGTAAAGAATCGATGGAATTCCCCACGAGGCGGTGGTTTATGGCATTATTCTTGAGCGGCGAAGATGCGGTAGACGCGAGAAGACAGGTAGTGGTATCAGAGCCTGGAAATCTTGAGTTCACAGCTGAGGAGGAAGCGCTGTTAAAGGAGCTTGAGCTTGAACCATCGGATAATTGGATTGATATCGATAGAAGAGCGGGAAGAGAGGTTTCGACGGAACTGGAAAAGAAGATGTCTGGAGAAGTAGTTGCGCCTCAAGTTGAGAAACGAAAGGCTCACCTTATTCCACCCAATTACAAACAGCGAGCCAGGAAGTTGGAGCGCTTGTGTAAGAGGGCAGCAGAACGGAGGAGGTTGGCTCAAGAACAAATTAATAAGTCGAGAGCTCATATCAGAGGCAGGTGGGGGGATAACCCTGACCTTGAGGAAAACGCCTTTGACGAGGACTTTCAACACAGCCAAGCTGGTCTGCAGGAGGAGGAGGTGGATTTCAAGGATGCTTCTGCTGAGGAGCAGAGGTTGGCTATGCTCGAGGAGGAGTGGCGAAGAAAGATGGACGCTGAATACGATGAGAAATATAATTCAGATGAAGAGGGTGATTTTGAGGAAACTAAAGAACAAACTCTTGAAAGATTGTATGGAAATGATGAATTCTTTGA